CAGGATCCCCAAATGAAAAAAATCGGAGCAATTATTTTTTTGCTTTGTTCGCTTACTGTCTACTCCCAGGAAAAGCAAACAGATGAATTGCTCCTCACCATGGACAGCGTACAAAGCATACAGAATTACATCACCAGGCACTGGAAGTTTACCGAAGCGGATGATTCGTCCATGGCATTGCCATCCTACAACGACAGCGCATGGAAAGAAAGATCAACTACGCTTTGGGTAACCGACTCAACAAAAAAACCATTTAGCGGCATCGGGTGGTTCCGGTTACATTTTAATGCAGACAGTACGGTGGCAGGCAAGCCGCTTGCTCTTATTATGACGCAATATGGTGCCTCAGAAATTTATATGGACGGCAAGCTCATAAAATCTTACGGAAAAATATACGGTCTCGACAGCAGCCAATATTATACACCTGGTGAAGTACCTTTTATTTTTACTGCTCCCGCGGCAGGACAACATGTACTGGCCGTGCGTTATGCAAATTATAATGGGCAAAAGAATTATAAAAAGTTCGGGCAACGGTTGGCAGGATTTAAGCTTTCCATTACAGAAGCAGAAAAGGAAATAAACTTTAGAAATTTACGAACCCTTGTATTTACATTTATTCTTATGCTGCTGAGCGGAATTTTTAAAGTCACAAAAACGAAAGGGCTAAAAAAAAAAAACGAAAGGGCCAAAAACTTCCTGAAAAATTTAGTTGGTTTTAAGCCCTGTTTTTATGACACTTCAATGGTATTTAATCAATAGTTAAGAGCCATTTTACCCCTCAATTCGCACATCTTGAAATATGCTTTTTTGCAAAATTTAGTTCTCGGCCAGAAATGTAATTCCCCAAAATGTATAGCCTATAGATGCAGCAGGTGAGTCAACAAGGATATCCCCATTAACATCCACCTGGACTAAGTTAAATGTTAATGCGTTTGCGTTGGTCCCTGCAAAGCTCTGAATGGAAATTGGCCTGAAGCCGGCAGGAAGATTGCCTACAATATTTGCACCTGAATTATAAACCGCCTGTCCCCGCAAGTGAACATATCCCATCGGGTCCTTTCTATAAAAAAGGAATCTTGAATCTGATGGCCCGCTTCCATTTATCCATCCTGAATTATAGGCCACCTGAATCCATTGGTCATAAGGAAGAAATTTGAAATCGGCAAAATCCCCTATATAGGAGGGAGACAAATTATTGCCGTCAATGATTTTTACTTTCCGGATATCAAGAACATTTCTCGATATTAAATCGCTGAATAAAATAGGATCACCTTTTGGATTACCTCCCCCATCGAGAGCTTGATATTGTGTCGTCTCTATAACAGAGACAGCTCCAACCGATACTGTAAAAGTCGTGGCATCAACAAAATAAATTTCTCCTTGGTAATAAACCGCTCCTGCGCTTATAATATAATTGGGAGCTATCCCGGTATTTTCACAGCCATATAAAACATAAATGGTTGTGCTGCTTTCAGGCAAAAATGCAACGTGCTTTAATAATGCTTGGATTAATTCAGTATAAGAATTTTGAAGATGCTCCAATACTCCCGCCTTAACAGGCAACCCAATCACGGAGCCATTAACGTCTGTCGTTTTAAGTTTTCTCATTTTTGTTTTATTAATAAGTTATAACATCATAAAGCACTCCGGCAATCACATATTTGTCTGCTATCTGCCTTATGATTCTCCCCCTGTCTCCATCATTATTTGCAAGAGCATTAAACACAGCAAGAGGAACGTTGATGGTAAACGATGGTTGCACAAATAAATAATTATTCAGAATGAATGCCTCAGCATTTGTATTCATGCTCAAGCTTGCTTCAGGGCCATTATAAACAGTAAAGACATCATTTGCCAGCACATTATTCACGATAAATATATCGGAAGGAGAAGGAGTAAATGCATCATCTGGCTGTCTGAATTGAGTATCGAACCAGGTATTAAGAACATATTCCAATGTTAATTTTCCTCCATGAAACTTAGCTCTATCCCTCAGTCCAATCCATACGTCCTGACTCTTTTTCCAATAGATTGGATTTGTTGGAGCAGTCGCTGCCGGAACGTTTTGAATCGCTTCATAAACTGCAAAGTCCGAATAGCGGACTCTTTCGCCTGTGCTGTATGTGTTAATATTATTCCATCGTGTGCCCGAGAATCCATCCACGTACACATCAAAGAATAAATCCCTGAGCCATTGCAATGGGCGAAGCAAAGTATCAACCAGCGCACGATGTTTATCCTTTCGCGCTGCGCCTGGTAAAAACACCTCGCGCATAAATTGGTAATTAAAATCGTAAACACTCATTCAGCTATAAAGGTTAACGTATCTGCAAAAGTATTTCCCGCTGTATCTTCCTGGATAATATAGCCCGCAACTGTTTGCCATTGGCGAATAACAATGAACGCATTTGCAAAAGGAGTTCCATTATCCCTCGCTCTTACTTCATTGATAATAATATCTCTCACTCCCGGAACGGCTTGTATTGCATCTTCCAGCCATGAAACGGGAAGAGTACCATCAAATAGTTGCTTGCTGAACTTCGCAAGGAAAGTATCAATGGCAGCAATTACATTTTGTTGAATCACCGATGAATATTGCCCATCATAATAAATATCAGCATCAAGAAAAAGCCTGTCGGCATCCATGCTTATAATATTTGCGCGCACGCCTGCGGGAAGAAATAGTTGAACATAGCTTGCTGCCGCGATCATCTCCGTTGAGTTGAGAGGCACGGGCGGCTCTTGCTTTGCTACTTTTATTCCTACTACCCTGTTCGGAAACGTCTTCACGGAGCAACGCGTAATAATGCGAAGCGTCTCATCAACGGTCGGATATTCTACTATGAAATCTATGAGGGTGGCAATCTGCTCTGTCGTGGCGCTATATTGAAACTCAAAAACCTTTTGTTGAATCCATCCCGGAGTAGCCGGCGCAGCTTTGGCAACAATAGTTTCTATTTCAGTGCGAAGCAATTCCTGCAATCCTTCATGCACCCATATTCCAAATGCAACAATGTAAAAGAATAACCGCCATTTGGCAACGCGGCTTGGAGTTGTTAAATCACTCAGCAGCGTCTGCTCATCATCAATGGATGGCTGTAATGCATTAATCGCTGCCTGGTTATTCTTCTCAAGCACCATCTGCACATAAATATCATTTACGGTTCTTCTTGCCATCAGATAATTTCTAATTCAAATTCGTCGGGTAAAAGCTCCAATAAATGCTCCAGGGTTTGCCGGCTATTGTTTACATCTTTTAAACCGTCGCCATCCAGGTCAACATGCTCTTCTCCCGGAGCAATGCATCCGCGAAGCTGCCGGCTAAAGCTAGCTGCATGCATTTCGCACATGCTTCTTTCCGGAACATCTGTAATCAGGAAACATTCTCCATGTGTGGGACTCTGATATTTCCTGCATCGATAAACTCCCGGAGGAATACAGCTCACGCCTCTCTCATTATTTAACCACGCAAGCTCAATAGTTACAAATTCAAAAACCGGCTCTTCGACTTTGCCTTCCACTCCTGGAGTATTATCAAGAACCTGGGCATTTCCAAGAGTTTGCTTTTCCTGGTCGGGCTGCCTTTTAATTCTTATTCTCATCGAGCTTCTGCTTTATAATTTCATTCTTGTCACTGCTGCTCTTGCTGCTTCCGAAATAATATCCCACAATGATTCCCGCATTGGTCATTATGGCGCCCGTCAGTATGCTTGTGGCCTGCCCATTCCCTTGCGGTATTGGTAAAGTAAAAAGCGCAACGGTAATACCGAGGTATGCAAGCAATATAACAATGCCTGCAACCAGCATCAGCGCATTGCGGGTTTTCTTTTGCGATACGGCAATCTGCTGCATCTCGCTCTGTTGTGGTTTGTTTTCTTCCATCTTAGTAAGTGATTTTTACAATATGCTCTCCGGAGACCGTGGTAAAATATAATCTGCCGGCTCCAATGGCCGCCACAGCCGTGGTATTATCAGGATATTCAGGAATGCCTGAAGCATCTCCCGATAAAGCATTATGAAATATATAATAATGAGTTGCCAAAACGAGTCCCGTATCTGATGCGCTGTATGCTTGCGCATAACTCAATGTCCCCGAACCATTATTTTTCATATAGCCGGCTGCATTTGCATTAGGAAAAGTTTGTGTCACTCCATTAAATGTAAAAGTCATATTGCTTTTCGTTAAGCTCAGCTGAACAATGGAATCCAAATCTATGCTGGACACTTTTGCATACCATCCATTTCCATTACCACTGGATGAATTTCTTCCGATTCTTGTTTCAGTTATATAATTAAATAATGAATCCCGCGTAGTAATAGAACCGAATGCAAATCCGCTGACATCAGCGCTCTGCAGGAATCTTGTATAATCATTCGTGCCTGGCCGCGAGGTAATAAATACCGGCTGGACAAAAGAATAAGCTGCACAAGTAACACAGCTGAACCAAGCAGTATCGTTGTGCACAAAGACCATGATTGAATCCGTCCCGTTGCCGAAGTAAACCGTATCCCTGAACATCACATCCCTGGGAAATGCAACGCGGTTATTGTGCACCTGGCTGAATGCGCAGGCCGTAAGAAGCATAAAGCAAATTGTAAAAATTGTTTTTCTCATTTTATTTTTAAGATTTATATCCGGTAATAGCCAAATACATTCCATCCGCCACATCGCCTGCATCAATCACAAGGGTGAAAGAGGAGCCGGACAAAGTATATTGTGAAGGGGTCAGCATTTCATTCTCAAGTTGCACTATTGCAATGGTCCATCCGTTAATATCGGGAATGCTATAATCAAGCTGGCCTGCGGTGGTTGAAAGAATCACCGGCTGCCGCAAAAATTCTCCCATCCATTTTACTGCATCTGCATCCAAATCATATTCGATGAACTTATTATAATTACTGTCCATTGCATGCGCCCATTTGCTGATGAGCTGCACGCTGGGAGCAAATACAATAAGCTGAGGAGTGCTGTCGATAATATGGTAGAAGCCTCGCGTCAAAGTGCCGGCATCGCGCAATGAAATAAGGTTTGCCCTGCTGATTTGCGTAATGCCTTTTAAATCGCCGCTCTTTGTTTTATAATTACTTCCTCCTTGTGCAAGAAGAAATTCTTCCGTGCCGTCAAAATCCGCTGCCGGCAAATAAGTTTCTTCCGATATTTTTTTGTCCATCGTCTTTTAATTGTTCGGTTCTCTGTATGAAGTTCCTCCATCCTCCCGCAGCACTAAGCCATTATCTTCTCTCAAATGCCTGCTCATAAGCATCGACGGAGGAAAGGTGCTTACACTCACCGGCTGAATCGCATTTGCATGCATGAAATCCGTAACCGGCTTGTTAACCGGAGGTGAAATAACTTTCAGCTTCGTTCCCGGAATCAATGACATGCTCAGCCGGGTAATCTTCTCCGCATTATCCTCCATCAGCTCAAAGCATCCTTCCGCGCTTCCATATTCCTGGATGGCGATATCAAACACCGTCTGCCTATCTTGTACTATCACTTTCCGTATTGCCATATTCTGCGTCTATTGTTACATTCTCTAAACTCTCCGACTGAATTTTTATCACATGCATTCCGTCATTCTCAAACTCTTCCGTCACCGCTTTATTGAAATCGGCTGAGCTTAGGTTTTCAAGAATGAAATTATTAAGCCCTACCCCAATGGTCGGGTTCTGCTTGAACTCTCCTTTATTGGATAGCAATAAATCCCGCTGGTGCTGAAGCGTACTTTCATCAACCTTTAAATCACCGTTCTCGATGATGAGGTCGCCGTCTGCGCCGGTTATAAAATCATTTACGTCAACCATGCTTCACCTTTTCATTTTCTATTTGACTTACTTCCGTTATGGTGAGTTGCGCGCCTGACCAGCCGGCAGCCGAAGCTTTCAATGCAGCTCCGCCATCATTAGGAGCAACAACCCACGAGTTAAATGCTGCCTTCAGCGCGTTGGTGTCATTCTCAACATTATTCAATCTCTCAATCAATGCTTCCGCTTTTACAAGTCCTCCCAGGGAATCGCCCTGAAGCTTTATAATCCCATCCGCTTCAGTCTTGATTAAGTATGTCTTAACCTTCCCGAAAACGGAGATGTAAGAAGAGCTGGAGTTATTATTGGCAATAGCTATAATCACATCGCTATCCACCGCCGGTATTGCAATGAGGCCATTGTCGCTTTCATCAATTGCCGGCTTCAGGCGCACGCCATATATCATGGCTCCGCCATCGATGGGCTGCACTGCGCAGGTAAAATTGGTTTCATCTACTTCCTTCACCGTGGCTACAATGCTTTGCACCGGGATATTATCCCTGAGAAATTGTCGTAATACTTTTCTTACTCTCTCGCTCATGCTGCAACATCTAATCGTGGCCCTAATTCAATTTCCCTCCGGAAGCCATTCTCATCGTAAGTGGTTTTCACCCCGTCAATATGATAGAGGCCGCCACGTTCCGGGTATTTCTCATTCATCAATTCGGCATCCATTCCGTGTGTAACCTTTGGCATCCCGAATGCCTTCAATGTTCCGCGGTAACCGGTATATTTCAACTTGTCAATTTTTATTTGCGCCTGCTTGCGCAGCTCATCCTTTGTCAGGTTATAAAAATGCAGCGTGGTTTCATTTGCTCCGTCTCCGGTATCACCCAGCTCTATCTCAATCTTCTTATTATTTGGCAGAAGGGAAATAGCGCGCACTTTTATTTTTACATCGCTGCTTTCTTTATATTCAAGCTTGCATTCGTTCAATGGAATATTTTTCTGAAAATGATAACGGGCTTTTCCCAGCTGGCCTTCGGTATATGCAAGGCCGCAGAAAAGCTGCTTGCCTCTGTAATAGGCAACAATGCCAAAGTCATCTTTCAACTTCTCCAGCGCCTTCGCAACATTTACATGGTCGAGTTTGAAAGGGGAGAGCGTTATATTCTGCACATTGGTAATGTCTGCATCCGGTATCAGGTATTTCAAAAGCGCTTTGAGTGTAATGCTCGGCCAGCCCTTCGTAACGGTCCGTTGTTTCTGCTTCCACATTTCATCCTCGCACATAAATTCAAGAGGAGAATCAAAGCCGCGCGATGAAACATACCCTTCAAATTCTGTCTGAAGGATGTTGTCATAGCCCAGCTGTATCACAACCCGGTCGCCGACTTTTATTAAATAGTTAGAATCGCCCACAAGCTTCTGGTACCTGGGCAGCTTCACCGTGGCCGTCTGGGTAACATTCTTCCAGCTCTGGTCAATAACCACGCTGTTCACCTGGTTGGTAAATACCAGGGAGCCGATTAAAACTTTGCTGTTCATTTTGACCTTCATACTTTTTCTATATCAAAATCAAAATCACTTAGACAGTTCAATTGGTATGGCTGGTATCCCGGAGCGCCTTCAACTACCGGGAAGCTGCATGATTCAATTACGATTTTTGAAATCCCGAAAATGGTTATCATCTCGCAAATGATGTCGATGTTGCTTTGCTTCTCTGCCAGTTTGCGTATTCTGCTTATTTGTTCCTTCGGATATTCGTCCGTGCCATCCTCCAGTACTGCAACTCCGCGTATGATAATTTTATAATCATCCTGGGAAAACATTTCTTTGAAGGTCCCCATTCGTCTCTCCTGCAAATTGGTAGAGCTGTCAATCGGTGTTTTAATAATACTCTGCCCTCCGTTAATTTCAATCACCGGCTCATTGGGAAGCTGGAAGCCATCCAATGTGCATGGCATGAATAATGGAGTGCCCAGCAGCTTGCTCATCTGGTCGCTCTTGAAGGAGCTGCTCGGTATATCTCCATAAGGGCCGGCCTCAGTAACTTTGCGCGTGGTGTCAATCCGGCTGTAAGGAATTGCTCCGAAAACTCTCCGGAAAATTTCTATTAAATCGTATTGCTGTACTGACATCGGTTTAATGGGCCTGTCGAATTATTCGTTTGCAATTGCAATCTCGCCACCGCGTATCGCTCTTATAATTGCTTCTTCAATCTTCGCGGTCAAATCCGCTGCTCCTTCTTTCACGGTCGTTGCATAAATATTTACGCTATCCTGGAACTTGCCGATGTTGATGGTTATAACTTTGCTTCCGCCTCCCGAAATCTTATCGATGCCCTCCTTCATTTCGTCCGGAGCGGCCTGGTCTGCCGGCATCCCGGTTCCCTTCAGTGCGTCGAGCGCACTGGATGGTTTCAATAAGTCATTCCTGAATTTATCGGTCCTGAGCAAGGCCTGCACGCTCAGGATTTGATTGGCCTTTATCTGCGCTTCGCGCGTCTGCCTGCCATTCACATAGCCATCGGTAATGGTTTTGTCGTATGCCTCTTTGAGCTTCGCCTGCTCTTTGCTGATGGCCAGCGATGCAGCTTTCTCTTTGGTGATATTCTTATAGCCCTCCATCAGCTTTTTCACGTTGTCATGTTCTGATGAGTAAGCTTCATTCTCCGCCTGCTTCTGCGGGCTGAGCTGCTGAAGGGCATCCGGCCCGGAGCTCAGGCTTTTATCTGCACGGAAATCTTGAACTCCATCGTTGTATCCATTCTTAAATGCGCCTGCAACTTCCTGTCCATGCTTGTAGGCAAAGCCCACCGGGTTGGCTTCTATAATTCCTTCGCCCAGGTTTTTCAATCCCTTCTTGATATCGTCAACATTGAAAGTGAAAATCCCTACCAGCAGCTGCGCAAATCCTCCAAATACTTTTTTAATTATATCCCAGATGAGAGAGAAAATTACTTTCACCGTATCCCAGAGCCCGAATAAAAATCCGCGGAACCCTTCAAAGGTGTTCCAGCAATAAATAACTGTACCTACAAGAGCTGCGATGCCTAAAATGATTAATCCTATTGGGTTAGCGTCCATCGCTGCATTAAGCATCCATTGCGCTGCGGTCCATGCTTTAGTTGCTATAGATGCCGCAAATTGCGCACCCTTAACTATTCCGATCCATAATGCCTGCGCCTGGAGTACTCCTTCCATTACAAACATCAATGCTTTAAATCCTATATAAGCTCCTACAACAAACTTTACTGCAGTTGAATGTTCATAGAGAAATTTAGCAATATCAACAATCCATTTTCCTATCTTGATAAATGCATCAATAGCATCTTGCACGGCTTCTTTTATCTGCCCGGCATGCTGCTTAAAGGCCTCTCCGATTCTATCAGCGAAAGCTGTGATGCGTGGCTGGTATTTATTGAGAAGCTCAATGGCAAAGCTGCCGACAGAAATTTTTAATTCTTCCCAGCGCTTCATCAGCATTTGTATAGGTCCGGTGCCGGTCCTTGCGGCCGTCTCTGCTGCTCCTCCAAAACGTTCAGTAAGCATATTCAGAATGCTCTGCTGCACCGCTTGAAGTTTGCCGGCAGCCATCAGGTCAGAAATATTTTTAAGCTGCGTATGCGTCATAATAATACCTGCCTGTCTTAACACGCGCATCGCTGCCGCAGGGTTTTCCAATGCACGGCCCAGCAGCTCTGCGGCTTCCGCCGGCCCCGTCTTCATCCTCGTTGCTAAATCCGTGGCTGCAACCATTGCCTGGTCAAATACTTTGCCCCGCACATGTTCAAACTTCAGCATGGCTTCCTGAGCTTCCATAAATTGCGCCGGCTTGAAAAGCGTAATATGATTCAGCTTTTCCATCTGCTCCGATAAATGTTCAAAGGTCTGCCCGGAAACTCCTTTCGTAGTAAGAAGCGACTGTCTTATTTGCGCCTGCGCCTGCTCAAAGGTATTGGCTGCTTCAACGCTCCCTTTTATAAATTCATAACCCGTATAAATAGATAATGCTCCGCCGATTAATCCGGTGAGCTGGCGGAACTTGCCGGAAAGAAAATCAACACTGCTTCCGGAGCTCCGGAGCCGTGATTCAAATCCGCCAATCTTATTTTGTAATGTGGAAAAATGCGCCGAGCTTTTATCAGCGCTCGATGAAAGCTTGGACATCACGGTGCTCACACCGTCCCGCATTGATAATGCCCATTCGTATGCTTTCATTTTTCATTTTAGTTTTTTTCAATATCACCCCTGCATGGCTCTCTGCCGCTTTGCTTCTTCCTGCCGAATCCATTGAAGCTCCTGGAAGCGCGCCGCCCATTCCTCATCACTTAACTCTTCCAGTTCCTCTTTGCTCATCTTGAAATGATAGCGAAGCTGAGCGTTGATGATTCGCAGGGAGTTCCATTTCGTTACTCCCTTTATTTCAGCTTCGCTTAAAGCTCCTTTATGCTTGCCTCCCCAACTTGCACCAGCTCACCGAATTTCGTAGCGGCCGCCAGGAAGTAATCGTCATTGGTCTGCATGGCGCTGTCGCCTCCCAGCCAGCAATTCTGTGCAAGCGTCTCATTGAATTTCATCGGGTCATTCTGCCCGAACTTCATAGCAGCGCCCAATATTTTGCGGTCCGGCTTTTTGTAGAATCCTGTTTTAGATTCTCCTTTTACATCAACATCAATTTGAAAAACCTTTCCAAACTTCTGCTTCCATTCAGCAATCTGCTTGTCGTTTATTTCGCTTTTATTTTCCGTGCCGGCTGCCGGCGTGGTTTCTTTTGCCATTTTTGGTTTTTATTAAGATAAGTTTTTTATTTTCTTCCGAGGAGGATATTACCTATCATCATCGGCATTACAATCTCCATGTTCGGGTCATTCACTTTCATTCCCTTTTTCCATTCATTAAACTCACAGCCGAATAAGGTGTCAGTGGTAATGATTCCGCCTTCAGGAGCATAGCTCACGGTAATGGTGAAGGGAGGAATAAACAGCGGGTCCTTTTCGCCGGTGATAGCTGTTACAAGCGCTTCAAATTCACTTTGAAGAAGCGTGATGCTTCCCTGGTATTCGATTTTGCCTTTTCCCCTGGCGACCGGTTTGAAGCCGCGGCCGAAGATGTTAGTCTTATCCTGCTTGCCTCCATATTCGAAAGCAGCAATGCCATTTACAGGAACGCTTTTGCTCGCGATGATTACCTGGACATCTCCCCAGCTGTATTCTGAACCGAAAATATTTAATTGCATCGTTGTATTTTTTTACTGTGAAATTGAAGCAGCATAACTTTGCGTCACTTTAATCTGACGCGCCATTCCCCTGGGAACAATATTTATTTCAATCGTTACCAAATCGGTTTGAATGACATTGACATCCGCATCGCAGAAAGCGCCCACTGCTGTCAGCTCTCCCTTGCTTATCATCTGCTTTTGAACTTCGTCTTCAACGATTCCTTCAAAATGTTTGCAGGTGGAAGCGGCAAGCTTGCCGGTGTCGGCATCAATCTCAAGGTCATTCAGGATTTCCTCCACATAAATATTTCTCGCGATGCGGGAAACTTTATCTGCGGCTCTTCCTTTTCCAATGCTGGAATAATCATCCGTGAGGGGGCATGCGGTATGGTCATCATTAAAGAACCATCCTGCTTTGCCGGTATGGCTTCTCAAAAAGATATAACCTTTTTCATTCAGCGTATCCTGGTCGGCATCCGTCAATGTTCCTACGGCTGCATTATTGCTGAAGCCGGCATTTACAATTCCCACCAGGGCGCCATCTTTCACACGGCCGATATTGCGGTGTACCTGTATTTTAGCAACGCGTCCAAGCGCTTTACCCAGGGCTGCATATTTGGCCTGCGCATTATCAGTATCGTTTGCCACATCAAGGTCCTGTCCGATCACTAAGCTCACGCGGTTTGCATTGGGGCCATCAGTAGCGTCACGCAAATCGAGCGATGAGCCGACGTTGCCTTGCCAGTTACGTCCTTCAATTAATACCTGGCATGGACGAAAGGCGGTAAATTCTGCGGCAGCTAATACCTGAGCATTATCTATTGCATCGAGGATGTCCTGCTCCAGCTGCGTTGCGAAGGTCGGAGTATATGCTCCGTCCGGAACGCGGCTGATGCCGACTAACCGGATGCGGCCGCCGGCTGCAAGCAATGCTTTTTTAACTCCGGTAGTCACGTTCGTTGTATCGGTCATATCGGCCATCAGAACGGTCTTTGCAACTACCATCACATAGAGCTCTACGCCCTTGCCGGCTTCGGAATAAAAGTCTTTAATCTGTCTCCAGGCCTGACAGGTATTGGTGGTATCATAATCTTCAGTAATGCCGAGCGACTCAAATTGAGACAAGCTCTTAAATGGCCCTATAACATCGTTTAAGACAAACGAAGGAGAATTAGAAACTCCCGTTACGATGAGCAAAGAAATTCCGTCATCCGTTCCGGCTCCGCGTCCCAGGTTCCCGTTAGTCTGGGTTATATTTACATTAGGTAATGGACACATTTATTTTCTGATTTTTAGAATTAAAAAAATTATTCCCAGCAGAATGGATGCACCGCCTGTCCATGCAAGAAACTTGATGAATCCCGGAACAAATGGCTCTCTTATAGTTTTGATTTCGCTCGTTTGCTGTAAATGAAACCTTGTAATTTCTTTCTGTGCAAGCCGTAGCTTTGATTCTACCGAATCGCAATTTGCCGTGGCTGTAATTTTCTCCTTGCTTACAATCACCTTTACCGAAGCATTCCGATTTCCTTTTGCAACCAGAACAGTATCTTTTTCTATGGTGGGATAAAGAATGCTCCAGGGAAATGAAATGCTTGCACTGTCCGGAGCCGTTTGCACCGTGGTATCTTCCCATGAAATATGTTCACTCACCGCAACGGAATCCTTCTGGTTGGTCTCGATAGAAGGAGCCGTTGTGCGGCAAGCTATCATGAAAACAATGGGAAAAACTATGAGCAAATATTTCATTCTTTTAGTCAATGCGTCTGTTATTTTTTTCAAGCTTTCTTTAGTTGGTTCCTTCGAGGTGATTCTCTCGTAATGTTCATATCCGTGGTTGCAGTGATGTGTCCAAAGATTTCTCTTGTTTCGTCCGCATATTCTGCAATACCATTTATATTTATATCCGCCTCTCTTATGAGAGCGCTGTAATCCTTGCATCAATCACATCAATCACTGCCTGGTTCGTTTCAATGGCCTTCAGCACATTCAGAATATAAACGCTGGCAACGTCTGCGATACCGGCAATCATGGCAATCTCCCTTTTCTTTTCATCGGCAAGAGCAAGCAGCCATCCCTTGTCATTTTCTCCGATTGCCGTATCGACACCTGCATTATCGGTGGCAGCATCAATATCATCCACTGTAGAAATATCATCTTCGCTGATATTGAAATAATCCGTGCGGTCGCTGCTGACATCTTTTGCCCTTGCGCTTGCATCCGCCTGGTGAGCGAATACTTCATTGTCTGCCGAGACATAAACCGTG